ATAGCGAAGTAGGAAAGAATACTTTTTTGGAAGCTCAACAAAAGATTATTTATACTGCGGCAATTCTGCATGATATGTGTGATAAAAAATACATAGACGAGACAGAAGGTGTACAAATGATTGTGGATTACATAAAGGATGATGTTACTTTAAATGAGTTGGATGTGATTAAAACCATTATTAAAACCATGTCTTATTCCAAAGTAACTCTATTTGGATATCCTATGCTAGGAGAATATATGTTGGCGTATCATATTGTAAGAGAAGCCGACCTTTTATCGGCCTACGACTTTAACCGATGTATGATTTACGGAATCAATAAAAAAGAAAACTGTAAAACAATCATGGACTCATTCATTGAATCTCGTAAGTTATTTAATCATAGAGTATTAAAATACATTGAGGATGGTCTTTTTATTACTGAGTATTCGAAAATTGTCTCTAAGGCTCTACATGAGGAATCTATAAAGTCTATCAGGTTATTGGAGAAATTGTATTCTTACAAAATTGACGTAGAAATTATATAATATTTTATTTAAAATGGATTCAAAGATGGGTTACGAATCTACGGAGTCAAAGATTAACTCCTTAGATATAGAACCTTCAACTATAGAATGTACCATTTGTTTTATGAACGAACAAAATAAAATACTTACGTGTGAACATAAGGTATGTGAAGACTGTTATCAAAATATAGAGGTATGTCCTTTTTGTAGAAAAAAAATAAATAAGCCTATACCCGAGTCTAGACCTTTAACAGTTCCTGTTATTCTTACAAATACTATTACAAATAGTGATGAAGAAAGCATTTACGACATATGTGTCAAGATAAGATTTTACTTATTTATCATGATTGTTGGTATGGTACCTATGGCATGGATATCCTACGGACTTACTCCCTTATATAGAACAAAATAAACATATATCTTAATCTATATTAATGGAATGCATGATATGCTATGACGTTGCGGAGCCATTTATCTTGCAATGCAAACATTCTGTATGCTACAGTTGCTACCATAAATTACAGGCCTGTCCTTTTTGTAGAAAAAGTATAAAACCCAAGAAACCAAAGGTTTCTGTACATCATGTACAAATCTATATCGAACAAGAAATAGAAACACCTTTTTTAACAAAAGAAGCATGTAGTATTATTATGTGTACGTGTTGTTTGATTATGATTGTATGGCTAAGTCTTTTGGTTTAAAAATAATACATGTAATTATTCAATGTGGTGTAAATTTTGCAACAAACGAGAGGTATTATTTCCCTATAAACACAGGATTTGTTATGATTGTTACATTCATCTACCGAACTGCGAATCTTGTAAAAACCAATATTTACATAAAGAAAACTTCGAATCCATCCTAATGTTTATGGTTTTACAGATATTACTTTATTTCTTATACAAAAATAAGTAGGTATAAAAAATGTCTCCGAAAAATCCGCCCATACAAAAGACAAATAAGACATATTCTAGGAAAGATTTGTTTTTAATTTTATAAAAATAAAGGACAAGTAATCCAAAAAAGGGTATCGCTAGAATGTCTCCGTAGTTGCTCAATTTGTCTAACATAAAATTGAATATAAAGTATATTATATTTAAAATTATAAAATGGAGTGTATTGTCTGTATCAAAACCGTTCATCAAAAAAAAGATGAATATATGCAAAATACTTATAAATACTTGGTACTATTTATATATACCTTTGTAATACTTAGTTTCATGAAAATTATAGCGGTACGAACCGCTTCATAAACTGCGGGCGTAAATAAAAGGCACGTGACGTAGAGCCATGACCGGCACCTTTGGTTCTATTCTGCAAAAGAATGCCATTTTTTGACCGTAGAATACCGTTCTCGATAAAGTTCGTCCTAATCTCATTGTAGTCACTTTCTATGATAGGATAGGACTCGTGTTCCGACAAGACAATAATCACGGGCTTCATAAATATTATATTATCTGCATTTCGATAGTAAGGTACAATTAACATTCGGCTCATTTTTTTACACAATTTAGAGGATTTAAAATCACGAACTAAAAGGTCGTCGGTCGAAAGCATGGTAACTGCAATCGTTTCCTTGGGTACAAGGGTACCGTTTTTTAGCCGCTTTACGGGAAAGAGTTTTACCTCGCCATCTGCTGCGTCGAGACAATTCGACGTATGTGGTATACCCAATAAATCTTCCAAAAAGTGACCGGGCAGGCCCTTGTTTTTTGTGATAGGAAGGTTAAATTCTTTACCTATAAAAGGCTGCATTTTTGTGTAAAGCATGTCAACGGTCTGTAACGAAGTCATTTTTATAAATATACATTACATGTATTTATAAAATCAATTTTATTATTAAAACTTGGTCTTTTTAACATTTATTTTCTGCTTGATATTCTTTTTCGAATCAAAGGCGGCTTCTTCATCTTCGTCGTTTGCCTTCATTTTCCATAATTCCGGTGCACATAACTTAAAAGGTGGTGTGGAATTTGCTTTATACCATGCAACCTGTGAATTAAGCTCGTTGCTCGAACTATTATTGCAAATGACGAGACATTCAAAGTTTTCGGTACATTGGTCCATGACCTGGCAAAAGGATTCAAACGTGGGAAACATGCCCGCATAATTTTCATAAATACGCTTACGATTTGCAATGTAAGGCTCTCTCAAAATAAAAACATAGTCGACATTTGTACGCAGTTGAGGGGGGATACCAAGAGGATATTGCATGGTAATAATGAGCATAATTTTCCAGTGACGACCGTTCATGAAAATCATTCGCATCAACTCGTTTTTAGACCATGAATTGTCATAAAGACAGTCATCTAAAATAACAAAGGTACGTGGGTCAATCGAGCATTTTTTATAAAGGTCCATTTGGGTTTTTACTTGTTTTAAGACTTGTTTTTGTCTCAGCAAAATATTGGATATAATGCTGGTCTCAAATTTAGAATGAATGAGAACGGGCGGCACGTGACTTGCATAAAACTGGTTCGCACCTTCTGTACCCGAAATAACCGTCCCTATAGGTATATCTCTCTGATGATACAACAAGTCTCTTACCAAGAAACTTTTACCCGTGTCTCGTCTTCCAATCAAAACAATAACAGGTCCCTTATTTTCATCTTTACTAAATACGATTCGTTTCATATCGAACTTTTTTAGTTCTAGGGTCATTACATTATAAAGAGAGAACAACATCTAATTCGCTACGCGATATTTAGAGTAATGGGTTAAAATAACATATATTTTTTATATTTAAAACTAAATGATGGAAGACTTTGAATCCTCAAATTATACGACGTTTAACCCATTATATCAGTCTGTTGGGATTACACCAGAGACTTTAGTATCTACCTATACTGAAAAAATAAATTACAATGAATATGCTTTTGTAGATAAAGAAGGAAATCCTAAAAAATGCTTTAAGAAGTTTATTACTCTGGTAGATTATGTAAAATATCTAACAGGAAAATACAAAAATGATGTCTTAATGCTCCCAAACAAAGAAAATGAATCAAAAGAAAACCTCTTTGTAGAAAGCATTCATTCGCCCCATAATTACGCCTATGTAGACAATTGTTTCTATTACTTAACATCGATTTTAAAAAAGAAGGGGTTCATGCACGGGATGGAGGTGTACGATAGTTATATTTGTATTAAAAAGGATGTGGAAATTAATATTGCAGACGACTTTGAATATATTTGCGATACTAAGTTTTTTAACGATAAACTGAATCAACTCTTTCATTTTAAGGACGATTCTATCTCAGACATTTTAAAGAATAAGGGGAAAGAGAAGGAATCGATTGAGATATCAGAGGAAAATATAACTCTTGATATTGAAACCTTAGAGATTGAGTCTTTGAAATCGGATTCAGAATCCGATTCTGAAACGGATAAATCAGAGCCAGAAGAATCAGAAGAACCAGAAGAAATAAAGGAAATAAATGAACTATCTGTGTCAGAATGTTCTGACGTAAAGGATAGCGACTCTGAATTAAGCTTTACAGATGAAGAAGAAGATGAATCCGATGAATACGAGACAGAATCAGACGAAGAGATAGAAGAAGACATCGAACCTCAAGAACTTGTATTAGTAATTAAAGAAATGCCTGTACAAGTTGTCTCGATTGAGAAATGTGAAAACACGTTGGACTCTCTTTTAGAAAAGAATGATGTGCGCATGGAGGAGCTTGAAAGTGCCATGTTTCAAGTCATTGTCATGTTATACACCTACCAGACAGTATACAAATTTACACACAATGACCTTCATACCAATAACATCATGTATGTAGATACAGAGCTTAAGTTTTTATCCTATAAAATAAATGGAGTTTGTTACAAGATTCCCACCTTTGGAAAGATTTATAAAATAATTGATTTTGGTAGGTCGATTTATACCGTAAATGACAAAGTTCTATGCAGCGATAGCTTCTCCGAACATGGTATGGCACATACACAATACAACTTTGGCCCTTTTTTTAACCCTAAAAAACCTGTATTAGAGCCAAACTACAGCTTCGATTTGTGTCGTCTTGGGTGCTCGATTTTAGATTTTATCATCGATGAGCTAGATGATATTGACAAGTTTAGAAAGATACCCATTTATGACTTGATTATTTCATGGATTTATGATGATAATGGAGCAAACATTTTGTACAAAAAAAATGGAGATGACCGATACCCCGAGTTTAAGTTATATAAAATGATTGCACGAATTGTACACAATCACACACCTCTGAAACAGCTGGACCACGAGTGCTTTAAAAAGTATGTCTCGACCCATCTGACGGATGTAATGGATATCGATGAATTAATAAAGAGTCCTCTTTTTTAAAACCCCGGTTCATTCACAAATACCGGCGTCTTTAAATTTCCCGAAGTAAAATAATAATTTTTTGCGTACAAAACAAGAATAGAAATGACGGAAACAATCATGGAATCTTTGAAAAGAGTTGGACTATCCGTTTTATTTACCTTGTTGATAACAATTTCGACAATCAAATAAATTAGACCAATTGCAGTTCCAATATACAGCTCATCCATTTTAAAATACTATACCAAAAAAATATAGTATTTTAAACGATTCGATTCTATAGTTCAACGATTCCAAGGTCAATCGTCGGTTCTAAATCAGAAAAATTCATGGTACTAATCGGAACGTCCTCGCCAATACTAAATCCTTCTTCTTCAGGTAAATCAAAGCTTTCTATAGAAGGATTAAAGGTTATTGATGGCTTTTCATTTGACTGAGAGAAAGAATTTAGGTTGGTGTTCATTGGTTCAGGAAAAGGTTCAGGAACGGGTTGAGGAACGGGTACGGGGTCAGGTCTTTTCAATTTAATCGGTTCAAACTGAGGCTCATCGTATTTAATGGCATCGCAAACATCTTTTACAGGTTCTTTTTCTTTGACAGGGTCTTTTTCTTTGCCAGTCTCTTTTTCTTTGGGTTCCACCTTGACTTCAATCTCGGATGTTTCATCCATGTATTGTCTCAGCAATGTCTCAATAGGAATTCGGTCACGAATCGTATTCATGATACAGGTTTGTACAAGGAGTTCAAACTCACGAGTTCGCTTCTGTTTTTCAAGACCACTTATTTCAAGCTCAAACAAATAAATAGAAGAATACAACTTACGTGCAATATTGGTATAAATATTATGGATAAAGATACCAAAGTCGGGAATATCAATATTTATTTTTTTTGATTCATTTCCTACACGAACACAACTGAGTATTTTAAGCTGAATAATATGTACACAAACCATCAAATCTTCTAAATAATTACAGTTGCATAACTTGACAATCCGTTCCTTTTCGGTATCAATCAACTGCTGATTCCACTTTGGAATTCTGGTCAACAAATTTTGAAACGTCATCAAATACTTTTCAGGCTCCTCGTTTGTCTCACACAAAGTAACCGATTCATTAAATATGGAACGAAATCCGTCCATAATATGCGGCGTAATATAATTCATCAAAAGAATAGACCATTCATTTTTAGAGTCTGATAATAGATTTGAGGTATTGTCTTCCATATACAATTTTTAAATAAAGAAAATA